ATGGCTAAATACAACAAATCAGAAATCATGACACAAGCTTGGACATTGTTCAACAGTGATAATTTTGATACTTGCGACTATGAATACGCTACTGCTTTAGTATATGGTCAAAAAACTTTCTCTGACTGTCTTAAAGAAGCTTGGGGTCGTGAAAAAGCTATCGTTGAAAGAATGGCTGAAAAAGAAGCTAATGCTCCTCTTTCTGAAGAAGCTAAAGCTTGGGACTGGGCTTGTCGTAAACTTGGCGTAACTGCTGAAGTAACCGCAGTAGAAAAAGTTCGCTACGTTGACGACATGGCTAAAGAAATGTGGTCAACAAATGTTTGGAAACAAGCAATCAAAGCAGTTCAATTATATGCTACTGTTGCATAAAAAAACGGAGGAATTATGAAAGCAGACAGTAAAAAAATAAAATGGTTATTGGAAAATGAGACTCAGTATAAAATATCGAAAAGTACAGGTGTTGCACAATCAAAATTGTCATCTTTAAAAAATGGCAAAATAAAGCTCGGGAATATATCGCTAGAAGTTGCTAGCAAACTAACAAAATATTCTGAGGAAATTCAAAAAAGTTGATAAAAACGCTTGACATTATATACAATATTGTATATAATAAGTATATAAAATAAATAAGCAAAAGAGGAAAACAAAATGAAAAACTACGAAGTAACTAACGAAGCTAAAAACTTAAACACTCAAGTCGAAACAATGGGACAAGCAGTTGATTTATATAAACAATACGGTTCTGATACAATTGTTTGGAGCATTGACAAAAATGAAGATTTAATTGATGAAGTAACTGAACTTGTTGCAGAATATGCTGAAAAAGGCACAGTAATTAAATAATATGACTGCTAAAAATGACTTGACAGGACGGCGCTTTGAGCGCTTGACTGTTTTAGGTGATGTTGGCAAACGAGCGAAAAATGGTAAGGTTTTGTGGCATTGCATGTGCGACTGTGGAAAAATAACATTTGTTCGTGGTGATCATTTAAAAAACGGAAAAGTTAAATCGTGTGGTTGTCTAAATGACGACCTTAAAAGAAAAAGGTATAAAGATTTAATTGGATATGAAAACGATAATTTTAAAGTTATCGTCAAAAAAGAAAGTGAAAATCAACGTGTCGATTGGCTTTGTGAATGCAAGCATTGCGGTAATTACACATATCTCAATTCAAACGAAAGTGAAGTCACGAAATCATGCGGTTGTTTGCTAGGTGCATCAAAAGAATTTATGAACGCTATACGAGATCCTGAATCTTTAAAGTCGACAAAACCGACTGCTAAAAGCACAACTGGCGTGCGTGGAGTTTATTACAATAAGCGTAAAGGTAAATATCAAGCATTTATTAATGTTGATAAGAAAACAGTTTATCTTGGCCAATTCGCAAGATTAGCTGACGCTGAACATGCACGAAAAAATGCGGAACAAGAATTTTGGAATAAATAAAAAAAGCCCCCACTGATTAGTGAGGGGTTTTCTTATATCTTATTAAGTTTAAATCCTTGAATGTATCGGACGTGAGCTTAGAATGAAACTTATCGCAAGTGTTGATAATGCAGATGTTTCTTTTAAATAACACAAAAAACCGCCCTCGAATTGAGAGCGGTTTTCATTTACATATCTGTAGCGTCAATGAGATAGCTATCTTCTACCCATTGAGCAGATTGTGGATGATTGATCCGTGACCAACCATTTATTTTTTCATACACTCTTACACGAGTGCCTGCGACAAGCAACTCTTTATCCTCTGAATTTGCATCAGGTTTTGACTCAACATAATAGTCTTCTGACAGCGTTGCTTCATAGTATGGCATATTGCTATTAGTTAATGGTGTATTAACGTCTAACTCATGCTCAAATTGAGATATAGCACTTGTTGTAACATTTGGTGTTTCTGATTGTTTACCAACGTATCTGTACGCATACACATATGGCATTCCATTCCAGGACCAAATTTCATCATGATTGTTAACTGTAATGCCATTATACCCATAATTACAATGTATAATATTGTCAGCATCAACAAAAATCCCTGCGTGACCACCTGCCCCTGCAGATGCTCCACGTTGACCCCAAATAAATATGTCACCACGTTGCGCAATCCAACTTGTATTTTCAGCAATTAAAACATAACCATTTTTAATTAACCAATCGTGCATATATTCAGTGTTTACTGCCCAACCATTATCAGATGCACCTGCGCTTCTCAACGCAAAATAAACAGAACTTGAGCAATCGTAGCTACTCGGTCCGTTTCGGTAGTCCATTGAGTAAGTAACTTTACCTTGTCTAGCAGCCATCCAAGCAATAGCTTGCTCAGTATTTATTGTCATATTATTTCTCCTTGTTAAAAAATGGATAAACGATAAGAGCAATCAACGAAATAGGCACATATAAGATTGCAATTGCTACTACTAATGCTAATCGTGTGATTGCTCTCATGTTTTTACTCCTCGTCTTTGATTTGCGATACATTCATCAAGATACATGTTAGTCCTGATAACAATACTGCTGATAACATTGTCGGCCAGTTAATATCTGTGATTAACACACTTGACCCAATAAGACCAACAGCAGTCTGCGCCATAGTTTTAATCGTTTTGATTAAGACTTTTTTTGACCATTTTTCAATATTCATATTATTTTCCTTTCAATGTTGATTTGATTTCGTTGATGTCTGATGTCAAATTTTTGATTTGCTCTGACAAAACTTGCAATGTTTGGTTCTGTTGCTCAACGGTTTCCATACGTCTATTTAACTGTCTAGCATCTACTTTTAGGTGTTCAACTTCGGACTGCAACAATGTGATGTCAGTAGCTTGCTTGATAGACTTAGAGTTAAACATGTTGTAAATCGTCATGATTCCAACGACAAACCCGACTGCGCTGTAAATAAAATCTGTCACATAACTACCTCTTTAGTTTTCCAAAATGCGTTTGAGAGTTTCTTCGTCACACATAAGTGCAAGTTCTTCTTTAACTTTTGTATTGATCAATTCAGAAAATTTATGTTTCAAAAATTGAGTCCATGTTGTTTTTTCGTAAAATAAATTAATTGCAAAAAGTTTAATCATCATATCTATCCCTTCTTTCTTATAAATGAGTTTAATTAAGTGCAACAATATCTTCATCGGTTATAGTACCTTTCGAATACAAAATTTCTATTAATTTCATAGCAGCCAGATTGCCAGTTGTAGCCACTTTGTCAGCTTTTTCAACCAATTCGTTAAATTGATTAAATTTCTCAGACAGTGCCTTTGCTGGGTCCAATTTTTGAAAAATCAATTCCTGACAAAGTTTCATAACTTCATCTTGTGGCTTATTTAAATACTCTTTTGGTAATTCCAATGGTATGTGCCAACCGGCGTGTTCATCAGTGCCATCAATGATGACACTTGTTCCTGACAATGACCCATCAGCCATTTGCTTCGGATATTTTGACGTTATATTTAACATAAGTAACTCCTTTCTTGAGTTTATTATCTGTTTTATTCGAGTGTTAATTTTACGCAGTTCTTAACCAAATATATGTCGTAATATACGGTTGCATGTTGTTATGCGCTTGACCACCACCAACCGAGTTAGTTTTTACACCTTGTGTGTAACTAGTTTGAGCTGACCTCATAACACTCCCAACGTTTTGCCAACCGCTCGCATTTCCTGCGGTTCCAGCTTCTGTGTTAACCTCATGCTGATGGGCTGGCAACTCATTGACTGTCAATTTGTGAGTCTTAGCACCACCTGTCTTACCGACAGTATTAAAATCTGAGTCATTTTCGTTTACACCGACAATTGTTTGGCCTTGAGCGTATCTGACCCACGTACCACCCATTAACGTGCTTGGATTAGCTGATGACGTACTCATATAGATTGCCCCGATTGGGTACATCATGTTTAACAAAGCTAATTTACTAATCGCAAATCCATCAACAGTTAATGATTTAGTCTCTGTCTTGCCACTAATGTAGACATCTCCCTCAGCATCAATGATGCCACGCTCCCAAACTTTACCAAATGCCACTCCAGTAGGTGCTTTGGTCATCAATGCAAACTCACTTGATATCGTCTGAGTAACTGGCGATGCTTGCATAAGACTATCACTGAGTACAATTCTAACTATCCACGACTTTGATTTGTCGTAAGTTCCACCAAGATTTAATAGCTCACCGTTAAAGCTTGATACAGTTGTCCATGTATTAGTCGCTGCACCGTTGTCTGTAACAAAAATACCAGTATCATAAGGTGCAACATCAACTTTTATTTTAAGTTGATTTTTTTGGATTCCTCCGACCATCAAAGGTGCGATTTTAACGATAGGTGACAATTGTAAAATGTTTGGATTAGACTTAGCTCTTGTGACTTTAAACGAGGTAACAAAAGGTAGAAAATAATCAATCACATTAATACTTACGTCAACTGGTGCAGATGTTAATCCGCGACTATCAGTGACAGTTGCTCTCACGGTTGCTGAGCCGACATAATCCATCATGCCAAGTGTTCCACCGTTAGCAGTTATCACGTTGCCTTTGCCAACAATTTCGGCACGATAACCAACGATACTTGCACCGTTTGAGCCAGTAGCCCCGCTAAATGCGACTTTTACATTGCTTAAAATCCGTACAAAGTTATTACCAGTGATTAGACTACCGGTGGAAGTATTAGCATCAGATAAGCTGATACTTGTCAGCTTTGGCTTATAAGTTGCATTATCCGGCACAGATACTGATAGAGAGTATTTATTCTCTCCGATTTTTGATGACCCCGAGTAGGTCTCGACCGTAAATGTGCCAGTACCTGTTAATTCGTTTGGCATTAAGCTAGCAAATGATGTTGGTAAAGTCCACGAATAACTCGTATCAACTCCAGTTGCAATCGTGCCAGTTGTACCTTTAAAGTCATACTTGATGGTGTGTTTAAAGCTAGCATCTTGTCTTGTGACGTTGATTGCTACTGCACTACCCAAAGTTCCACTAATCGCACTTGATGTACTAGCACGCTTAATTGTCGGCAATCTGATAAGCTCTGATACGCTTGCCTCACCATAATTGCTAAAATTAATAGGTAAGTAAGCAGATATATTAAATTGAGGTTTAGAGCCATCAGAATTATGATTAACTCGATAATCCTTAGCTAAAATCTGCTTGTATTGACCTTGGCTGATAGATGGGTTGATATTGACAGTCTCAGACCAACCGTCCACTGTAATTTTCAATGGTCGATTCTCAGACAGCGAAATCATACCGTACGATGACATGCGTAAGAACACTTGCACGTTAACTGTGCTAAAGTTTCCAACTGTATTTTGAGAGTTCCATGCCGAGATAATCTCAAGTGTTAGGTTTCCACCCCAACCACCAGTAAATGTATTAGTACCCATGATTCACCCCCTATCCTATATACCTGATGACATTAAAGTTTGGATTAGCATCATACACTTCTTCAACATATTTTCCAATCTGTATGCGCTCGGTAAACAGACCGTTTTTAATCATCAAAGTGTCACCAGTTAACGTCATCTGAGCGGTACCGTTTGTGACGAAGCTAATGCTATCCTGTGACATAAACAATTTAGCTTTACCCTCTTTATCACCAATTGCTATCCCCTCTTCGCCGATGAGTGTTTCGTTGTTAATAAATTCAAATTTGGCTGATGCCTCACCAAGTTTTTGATTTAGCTCTACTGTTCTATCAAAGAGCGATGCTATATCAGACGCAACCTTTTGTTTTTCGTCTTTTGTGGTTGTCTCGTACCACAACTTATATCTAGCCTCAACTTCGCTAATAGTGTTTTGCATAGCCTCGGCAATTGCATTTTCACGAGCTAGTGATGTTCGCTCCTCGAGCGCTAGCAACTGCGCTTGGGTGAGCGCTAGGTCTGCTTTTGAGTCGATTTTTGCATCGATGTCTTCAATCGGTTGTAACCAAGATTTGTTAACAACATTACCAATCGTGACATTAAGGTTATCAAATTTAACTATGTCATAATCTACTTTAGTGCCATCAAAATAACGGTTAGTGTAGACTAGTAGCTTTGTATCAGCTTCAATTTTGGGGCATTTAAATGTTAATTCAAAGCGTCCTTTTTGATTAAGATCAGACAAATTTTTCAAAAAAAACGGAAAAATTGAATTAGCTGATCGTGACCACAAAGCGAAGCCAACTTGTTTGGCGTAAATTGTCAATATTGTTGATTTTTCAATAATTTCAGCATCAAAGCTAATAGTATACGTTTCGCCCTCTTTAAAAATATCAGGAATATTAATTGCTTCCACAAATGCATTAGCCCAAGCTTTTAAAGTAAAGGACTTAGAGGAGTAGTTATTAATAAGATATTTACTAGCAAGCAAATTACCTGTACTCAAAACGATAGAGCCAACCATATCAACCCATTTGTACTTGGTAGGGTCTGAACTGTCTGCACTTACATAGTCAGTATATTGACCGATGTAACGCTTACCGTCAGATACGGTTAAACTGAAGTCTGTTTTACCATCCGCACTGTTTGCGTAAGCAGTGTGCCAATATGGGGTCTTGCCATCTGCACCGTCAATTAAATTAGTTATTGTATAGGAACTACTCGCTAGTATTGCCAATAGAATCACCTACTTCCGTCTCGTCGAATAAATCGATGATTGGCGTAGCCATTCCATAAGTTTCCCAGATTTTTTCAATGGCTTCTTTTTTCGTATCAACTTTAAAATCAATGATTTCAAGTTGTCCGCCTAACTCAATATGTGCTTTTATCATCCGTTTACCTCACAAAAATAAGTACCTTTGATATTAATATCAGTTGCTTTAACAGTAATTGACTTACCTGTTTTGTATTGATTGCCAGTGCCACCAAAGTTAGCATCTAAGACGCCATTTTGGTCACGCTTAGACCATTTGTAAGTGTATTTGCTACCAGTTGTGTCAATCTCCTGTCCTGACTGATAGAGCTTAGCGGTAATCGTTGTTGATCCTTGATTGTTTTTAAATACGTCTCCAGACGTTGATTCCATAACAATTGCAATTGGGTCTGAGTAGTCAATTAGTGTTGCAATTCCAGTTACTACTGTTCCAGACGTTCCACCGGCTTTATCAATAATAACAGCTTTGAAAGTTTGTGCATTTGTGATAAAATCTGCTGTAACTGTTAAAATGCCTTGCGATGTCACGTTAACTGCTGTTGGTGCAACATTGGCGCTAGCCCCTACTGTGTTGGTTTGGCATAAATACCAACCAAGACCACCGTCTGCATCATAACCAGTTGAGCTTGTTGATACTACAGAACTAGAAGCATAAAAGAATTTAATTTGTTTATTTCCGCCTGATAACTGACCACCCTTATATAAATCAGCATTGATAGTTAAAGTGGCTGGTAAATTATTGTAAAATGCACCACCAGAACCAGTATAGACACTAGCAATTAATGGCGATTTTGCTAATTGAATAACAAACAGGTCTATGGTTGCTGAAAACGGAACTAACAACCCACTAATTGGGTCTAACCAATTCCCGGTTGCAATAAAGCGTGAACCATTTCCATTTATTGGCACATTGACTTTAGTTGTTAAGACACTGTTAGAAGTGCCTGAAAGGTACTGAGTATCAGTGTTAGTTGTGCTAGTAATAGATGTAGATGCACCGTTATCAATCCGAGACCACGTAACAGGTCCTGACACACCTGATAAAATCGATGTTCCGCTCCCAGCCTTTGTTAAATTTAATGTTAATGTCTGTGGTGTACTAGCGTAAGATGGGGACCAAGTCTGCCCAGTTCCATCATACATTTGAGTTGTGTTTGCGCTAGCTGTTATAAAAGCGCTTAAAACAGGTGCATCTGATAAATCAGTCAGTGTAATCTGACCACTCGAAACTACTACCATTTATTTTTTCTCCTTTTTAAATTGGTGTGACATCACAGTCAAATGTTGCTCGTTGCCAGATGTCAAATTGTGTGATTGTTATTGATTTTTGACTTGTCTGATGTTGTGCATTCCAAGTCTTATCAAGAGTTCCGTCAGCGTTTTTTTTAGTCCAAACGTAGGCAAAATCATTTCCTGCTATGTCTATCTCCTTGTTATCACGCCAAAGTGTCGCAATTAAACGAGTGCTTATAATGTTGTTTTTAAATATGTTGCCATTTGATGACTTGATGACCATCAAGATTGGTGATACACCGTCGCCTGTATTAGTAAATGTTATTTGCCTTGTAGCTACTAAGTCATTTCCAATAAATGCATCAACTGATACTAAAAAAGGCTTTTCAATCGGAACTGTTGAACCGTCAACGGTATAAGTTAGACCACTAGCTAGCAACGTGTCAAAATTCCTAAATTGGAAGGTTGCATTAAACTTTTTGTTTGATTTCCACAATTCAGCAGTAAGTACGCTTCTTCCAGTGCTATTTTTAAACGTAGTCCCGTTGTCAGTGATTAATCTTAAGTCGTATGGTTTAGCTTCTTCAGCTATATCATTCATGCGGTCTATTAAGATTGATGATATTTTGTTTTCGAGGGCTTTGTAGTTATCAAAAACAGTTTTATTTTGATTTGGCTCTGTAAACGATATGTGTTGTTCGCTGACCCTCGCTTCTAATGTCAGGCTAGGACTGTACTCTTTATCGCTGATTTTAACTGTGTCACCAACATCAAGATTAGCTACATATCCAACAACTTCGTAGGTAATCGCAGGATAAGCGTTTTTTCGTAGCGTTGCTAATGCAGTTGATATAAGCACTTCCTCTGCATCAGTTTGGACTTCAATGTCTTTTCTAATCCAGTTATCGTCTATCTCTCTTCCACTGAAAGCAGATGGATAGAGGTCTTTAGAGATTGGTGCATATAACATCCCATTTTTTACATAAAATTCAACATCGCCTTTATCATTTTTCCACTCTCTGTAAAGAGCATTTGAGATAGTGATAGTTTTTTCTTCGCTCGTTGTTGAGGTCTCTGTTGTGCTGTCTGGTGTAGGCTCTGTTGTGCCATTGATGCGTTTTCCTTGGACGATTTCAGGTGGATAACAAACAGTTTGGACAACGCCTAAATAAGCACTAGCTGAGTAGTTACGTTCTTCAACGTATTGATGCCCTGCGAAGTTTTGCTCTAAGACTGTAAGTGTATCGCCAGAGATAGCTTTAATAACTACAGTATGCCCCCAACCGCTAGTATAGACTGGGCCACCTGCGTTTGCTTTGATGTTTGCAATCGCACCCGGTATCAAATCAGCCACGCTTCGAGGGACTATTGATTTCCAGCCGAACTGACCCCAGTTGTAATCTGTGCCGATTTGTGATGCTGCCATACCGCCGCCGATAAGCCCTCTTAAACTAGTGACACCTCCACCAAGACCTGGACCGTTTAATGCATTTGCATACCAAGCAGACAATGCGTAGCACTGACCACTCCCAACCAATCTACCTTTTAAAGTCGACGCTTGATCAAGTACGGATTTTGTTTTACTGGCAATCTGAGTAACTGGCGATTGCCCGACTGTACCCATGGATTTAAATTGATTGTCAATATTATCCATCGCATTGTTATTATTGCGGTTGATACCAGACCTAATGTCTCGCATTAACGGTGCATAATGAGCATATCCAGCTGCAGCATAATCATATGTTGCACCGCCTACTCTAAACAGGCCCTTTGTATAGTCGTCAATAGTATTTGCACCTTTTACCTTATAGATGCCTTGCTCTGCCAAAAGATAGGTGTAATCTTTAAAGTAATCAGATATATTAGCAAAGTGCATATAATAACCGCCCTCTGCTGATGGTCTCGGACTACCTTGCGTAACTTTAACACCTGATGGCCTTGTTGTTGAGCCTGACCACGTTAAACCACCCCAGTTATTATCGACACGAGCAACGTTGGAATTCCCCCAAAATGACTCTAAGTATAGTTGACTAAATACGCCTGACGGTAACAATTTATGTTGTGTACACAGACTTAATATCTCGCCGACAATAGCTGATGGAATGTTATGCCCAGCGTAATTAAGATTACCTCCTGACCAAGTAACAGTTCCAAGTTTTGCTGACCCCTGTTTAACAGTTGTAGTCGTTGTTGTCACTGTAGCTTTACCTCGTGGATAAACTGCATTAAATACACCAGTCTTATCAATCTTACGTCTAACACCATCAATATTTTTGCCATACGATAAAATGACATCGTCACGGCGTTTTCCTACACCTTGATTCTTACCATCATTTTTTTTGTAGATATTCATGACAAAAGACTTTAAACTAGAGTCGCTTTTAAGATTTGTCACAAATTCGATTTCTGCATCAAAATTATTAGCAATGGATAATAAGCGTTTGAGATTAGTATCTTGGCCAGTCCATTCGATGGTTCGTTTTTGGTCAGCTACCTCATTGACTCCGATTGTTATCGCACCATATTTTAAAACACCAAATAAATTGCAATAATCAACAAATGACAATTGATTTGCAGATTTATAAGGTCCTGCATACTCGTTTAGTAGTTCGAGATTCAGATTTTCGCAGTAACAATGGATTTCTGTGTCTGTTTCGTCAGTTGTCATAACATTAAACAAATAAGTGCGTCCGTTATATTTAAACGAAACAAAAGACCTCTCTGTTAATGTCAGATAGGCCTTTTCTTTAACTGTGTCTGATTTGATACCTTTTTTGTAAACGGTAAACTCAAAAGTCGAGTTAGCTGTTTTCAGGTATTGCGAAAACTTGTCGTTGTAATAATTCAAGGTATCTTGCTTGTCATTGTCGATAAAAGCTACCTTTTCAAGACCTGCATTGTGTATTGTAATAAGCATTATAGATACCTTTCTTCAAATTTAATTTCAACTTGCGGTTTTGATTCTACCCACTGTGAAGTGTACAACTCTATGTTTGTTTTCCCTGGAGGAATTTTGATAAAGTCTGGGATATCAATAATCTCGCTTATCTTTTTAATTCCGTCGATTGTAAAAGTGTCATTTTCACTATTGATAACAACTTCGCTTCCTGCGCTGAATCTATTTGGTACATCTTCTATTGACTCGATAAAATCTTTACGATAATAGAGACTGTCTAAGTACAAGTGCGCAACCATTGGATTGCTACCAATAGAACCAATAATGACGTGTATTTTTTTAGATTTACGGCCCTTAATTCCTTTTGCTACCAGCGGGATTGAGGACCCTTTCCACGCTACAGATAACTTGTCGTCATTTCGTTTAATTTCAGCAAATCCATTAACTGTATTAAATGGATTTTCACTAGACTCATTAGTCCCTTTAAAAGTAAATCGTTTTAAAACTTCAAAGCTGCCGTTACCATCACTGGCCAAAATGTTGTACTCACAATCTATACCTTGAGACCTCTTATAGGTTTCGACACCATATAAAAATTGGTCATTTTCGTCCGATACGGTTACTTGGATAAAGCCATATTGGTTAAAACCATCATTCCACATCGTTTGTCTCCACCAAATGCAATCGTTCAACGAGCCTGCCTCTCCTTTTGAGTCAGCGGGTATTGGCCAAGTGAGACTTCCTCCGTTATAACCTGTCATATTTCTATATGTTGTCTTGATGTGCTTTTTATCCCACAAGTCAATAACAGACAATGTGTTTTTAAGTGTTAGCAAATTAGTATTATTGATCGCTACGTTTTTTTGAGCATTATTAAACCCTTGGACAATCTTAGCATCACGATAATCAAGCAATATTTCAGACTTATTGACAGTTTCACGATCTGTTTCTTCTCGACTTCCAGCCTCGAATATCCCTGTTTGATTTACCAATCCTAGATAACCATTTTCCGTGCCGTGTTTGATGGTGATAATGGGGAATGCGTCCGTATTACCGTTATTAGTCACTTCAAAAATTTGCTTGCCGTCCGCCTCAGACATCACAGTTGCTTTTTTATACGTGACGGAGTGGGCTACACCGTCTGGAACAAGCAGTTCCAAACTTACTAGACTTAGCCAAGCGATTGGATCGCTAGCCGATATTTTATTTATTGGTATAGCTAGATAATATTTGTCAGGCTCATCGCTAAAAGTCACTTTAACTTGCTCATTGACATTAAAAATACCAGCTAATTTATGTTTTAGCTGGTTTAATGCGTACTCGTTTGTCCTGTCCTTTAAATAAAAATCAACTGTGATTATTTTTGCGCTAGTCTTGATTTTTTTAACATGTAAGCCAATAAATGGGGCGTCATTAGTTTCGGCTTGCCGATTGTTACCGATGTCACGATTGACAGACATGATAGTGATGAGGCTAGATAAATCCACATCATTAAAAGTCATTGTAGTCATCTAAACCTCACCTCTCAATCGTTTTAATGTCATATCTCGACTATTTAAATAGTCTCTCATATCTCCACCTGTTGTTCTAGCGACCTCATGCCCATTGATATTTAACACAATAGGGCGTTTAACAGCTTCATTTGCTAATTTAAGGGCATTTTTAGCTATTTCATCATTACCGCTGATCATTACCATTCCTGATTGCGAACGAGCGCTCTCTTTTGCATATTTCATGCTAATATCATGTGGAACTACCACAGAGCCACCAGGCAAGTAAGTTAACTCCCCACGTCCACCTTCATTCATTCGAGCGAAGCCACCTTGCCAATTGTCAGTACCTCTAGCAAGGTAAGGGATATTCCCAATAGTGCCAACATTCACCCCGGGAATTTTATTAACAGTGCCTATTAAGCTATTAATGCCACTTATTGCGCCATTGATAATGCCTATAACACCATTCATAACTCCTTTAAAAATAGCAGCAATTCCACCTAATATTCCGCCTAGCATATCCACAATTCCCTGCCAAGCTTTGCGCCAATCCCCAGTAAATACACCAGTAATGAAAGTTATTAATCCTCCTAATACTTCAAGTATGCTTTTTACTATTCCACTAATTGTTTGAAATGAAACGGTCATTACATTTGCGATAATTGCAAACGCCCCTTTAAATACAGCGCCTAAAGTTTCAAGCACAGGGGGAAGAACTTTCCCAAAAAGTTCAGCAAGTGTAGAAATAAATGGTTCTGCTTTTTTTAAAAAGATTGACAATTCAATAGCTATATCCTCTAATGTCTGTTTAAAACTGTTATATAAAGGAATTAACGATTCTTCAACTACTGACATTATTATTTCTTTTATTGCTTGAAAAACAGGCAATATAAAACTATTCCAAACATTTGTTAACATCGTTGAAATACTTGTCCAAATTTCTGTTACAGCAGTTCTAAAAGCTTCGGAATTCGTCCATAAATCTTTTATAGCTAACACAACTAATCCAACTGCAAGAGCTATACCTGCAAAAATTGCGATTATAGGTCCAGCACCAAGCGAACCAAATACACCTGCTAAAGCTCCGCCTTCAGCTGTTAACGCTCCAAACCATCCAGCTATGCCAGATATTGCGCCTCCTATTGTTCCAAATGCAGTTATTAAACTACCAATTCCAACAATTAATTGCCCAAAGACTAATAAAACTGGTCCAGCCAATGCAACTACCCCAAAAGTCCATTTTTGCCAAGGTTCAAGTGGTAAGTTGTCCCATATTGTTTTTAATACATTGGATACATTGGTTACAAAAGTTTTAGTGGATTGTTCTAGTTCATTCATCAATTTTTTTATATCTGCATTCTTATCACCGAAACCTGCTGATAGGTTGTTTAATGATGATAACATCTGATTAAAAGACCCACTTATAGTTGATTCAGCTTCTTCTGCAGTCGTTCCAGTAATCCCAAGCTCGGTTTGGATTACATGGATTGCCTCGATAATATCTGACAAGTTGTTTATGTCATATTTAATTCCTGTTAGTTCTTCAGCTTTTTCAAGCAATCGTTGCATTTCTTCCCTTGAGCCACCGTACGTTTATATTCGCCATAAGTCGTTAATTTATGACCGTTCTCTTATGAACTGCTATATATTTCTATATAGACTAGACTATCTCTTGTACATTTCTGCACCCTCGCACTTCCACCCACTTGGGTGTACTCTACTCCATTAAAAAAGCACCTTATTTTATAAATAAGAATGCTTAATCTGTTTCGATAGTCGTTACACTTTCCTTTAAAAAAGGCTTAGCACGGTATTGTCATGCACATAATAATGTGTTTAGAGTTTCACCGTTTTCACGAGGTTTATACTGAGCTAGTTTTTTAGGTTTACCCAGTTTTAAGTTATCTAACCATTTATACCCCCACTTTCGTGGTATTTAAAAAGGCTTACGATTTTTCGTAAACCTTAAGGGATTAGACTATATCTTCAACTTTTTCAAAGATCCAGCCTTTTTTATCATGCGCATTTGGATTCGTCCTTTTTTTAGACGAGTGCTTCTGATATCGCTTGTTGTAAACAACTTCGCTGTCAGATGTTCCAAAATACTCAGCACAGGCTTGTCTTGATTCGAAAATTATTTCTTTGCCATCGAGATGTGTCGCTCTAACTTTTCTCCGTTTATTTATGCTTCTTTGTTCATGGCCAAACGCCAATCTATTTTCTGATGGAGTAACCCATCTCAAATTAGAAACATCATTATTAGAACGGTTTCCGTCTATATGGTCTACCCATAGTTGTTCTTCATTTTCAGGTTCGTCAAGAAAAGCTTTAGCTACAAGCCTATGGACGTGTTTAGCAACAACGATTCTAACGTATCCGTTATTCTTGCCCAGCACCATAATCTGACCTGTATCATTTTTCATGACTCTTCCTTTATTGCTTATAGAATACCCCGGTAAATCATCAATATCTTTCCACATCTCCATAGCTTTCATTCTCCTTTAAAGTTGGTGTGCACTTCCCATATCGTACTAATAGATACAGTACTGAGTAACAAACTCATAGTCGTTTGACTTTCTTTATATATTATACCAAATTATCATCTATCAGTCAATAATAATTTGGTTTATACGCATAAAGCTTAGCACAGGATAATCATGACGAAAAGCTATAATCGTTTTAGACTTCCCCTGTTAGCAAAGCCATCTCAATAGCCATTTCCTGCTATATTTTGACTTCACACCCCTAGTAGGGTTCACACACTTTCATCTACATAGTCACCTATGCAGCGGACATTAATTCTATCGTAAAATTACCTTTCGCAAAACCTTGGTAAGCATTTTGGATTAACTCAATAGATGTACCCATCTTGTTGGCGTTGTCAGACATGTCAATGATAGCTTTATCTGCCACCTTGGCAGCCTTAGCAGTATCCCCGCCAAGACCTTGTAATAAGCTAGCTGAAAATGAAGTAACTTGTTCCATATATTTAACAGATGATATTCCAGCTGTTTTATAGGCTTTTTCAGCATTTGAAATTACTTCTTTTGATGAGCTTTTGAACAGTGTTTCAACACCGCCCACGGCTTGTTCCAGATCTGCGTAAGCTTTGACTGCGTAACCAACCGCCCCAACAATTGGAGTTGTAATCCATTTTGTCATGTTAGAACCAACATCCGCTATTTTTTCACCGACACCGCTCATTTTATCGCCAAAACTTCTTAACTTTTCAGAGGTATCTCCTATGCTTTTTGACATTTCACTGAAAGTTCCCGAAGCTGTTTTATTTGCTTCTTCAGTTTTTTTCTTTAAAGCTTCAACTGCTTTTTGAGCTTTATCAAATTCCTTTTGCATGCTCGAAGCATCACCTGTTACGTCAACACCTAAAGTATAATCAGCCATTATCTACCTCCTCTCTGTTTGGTTTTTTTAAGTTGTTAGCTTTGTAAATTGCATCAACCCATGACTTGCCTTCAGTTTCTTCCGATATAGATATAATTTCTAAGTGAGCTGTGACAACATCCATATTTGCTGGTTGTTGCTTACGTTTCCAAAGGTCTGAAAACTTACTGCCTTTTTTACGCATAGCATTGCTAACAGCGTTTAATACTGCATTCCTCATAAACTCATTATCTCTAACCAATTTATCTTCCCAAGCTTTACGAATAAACAACTTTTCTCTTTTTGTTAGTTCTAAAAAATCGTTTTTAGTTATTCCAAACTCAACAAAGAAAAAAGCGAAGTCAATATCTTTTTCGTATTGCTTCGCTAGTTCTATATATTCGTAATCAGTATTATCTTCACTCCCACCGAGATACTCTAACTCAACTAAGCGCCTAGGAAGAAAAAAGGGCAGTCACGCTGGACAGTGGTAATAATCAACATGTTTACATAAGCAAAACCTTTTGCATTTAAAACTTTTTCGAAAACAATAGAACCTTGTTCAGCAGATACTCGACCACCTTCAACCGCATACAATGCATTTGAAAAGTATTGTCGCATAGTTGCCAAAGACAGCATTCCCTTATCACTCATAATAATGCTCATAAAAGCTTTACCTGTGATTGACTCAATATTTTCAATAGTTTTTTCGTTATATTTTAATTCATATTGTTTTTCATCAATTGTAATAATTTCTTTTTCCATTATTCCTGCTCTCTATTATTCAGGCATAGCTACTACTAAATTAGCTTGATCTGTTAATGTTGACAAGTCAACTAATGCACCGTTACCATCTAAACTGATTGAGTAAGTCATACCGTCATCATATGGTGCTTCTAGTGAGTAATCACTGACATAAGCTAGTCCGCCAAACATGCCTTTTTTAGTTTTACCGTTAACAACTTTGATACAAACTGGATTGCTTGCTTCAAACGCTTTGCCTAGTTCTTTGTGTGTTTCGTCAGAAGGTATGTATAGACCATCGTTGTCAATAGACCATTCTTTCATACCAGCGATTTTAGATTTCCAACCGCCTTTGGTATCTTTAGACGACACTTCGATTGAATCTGCTGAACGATTAATTGTCAACCCTTGTTGCCCACTGATTGCCAATAATTTAGCCCCAGTTGCATCAAAAATTGCCAAGATAATGTCTTTCCCTGCAATTGCTTTAGTGGAGCTTGCATCAAAGTTACAATACACACCACTATCAAATTCTGTTCCCATTATTTTCTCCTTTTATATCTTTGTTTTAAAGCCATAAGCGACTTTTATTTCATAGGCAATAATCGCATGATTCTCACCTGTTTCATCCTCTTGTAAGGACTGCATCCCAGTTTCTACTTGTCGTAGCACTTCAACACCATCTGGTAATGCCAACTCCATTGTTAAAGCTTCTTCTAAATCTTCAATCATTTTATAGATTGCAATTTTAGATTTTCCTTTTTCTGAAATTGCATGTATCCAAATGGTAAATACTTCGCACCACATGACTTTTGTGTCTTCTGGTCGTTTATCCACAATCTCAATAAAATAAAAAGGTGAAGGCGCATCTTCTGGGACAGAATCATACGCTACAACACCTGTATATTTTTCAATTGTTTCCTTTAAAGTGGCATGTAAATCTGTCAAACCTAATTTTTTTAACATACCTTACCTCTTCTTTCTTAATTCAGCTAACATATCTTTAAAATAAATTTGACGTTGTTTTTGAACGTTATTGAAAAGATATTTTTTACCGTTGACATAACCAACTTGCTTGCCTTTTCTTACTATCCTACGCCCATATTCAACGTGCGGAGCATAGTCTTTTGTATAGTAAAAAGAACCTGTATAAGAACCATCTTTAGATGAAATTTCTTGCTTTCTTCTTGAACGTCTTAATTCCCCAGCGCTATGGTTTTTTGTTTGTTTACCAACTGGCGTGCCTGGCGGTCTAGCCCCTCGATTAAACATTTGAGTAAGGCTTTTATTGACAACACCATCCCATCGAATAGCATTCATTGCCCTAAAACGTTCTTCAAGCTTTTCAGTGCCTTTAATTGTAAATTTCATAAGCGATAACCATTAATCAATAACAAACGCCAACGACCTAAATCTTTAACTGATTTTATATCGTAATATTTGCCGTCTAATTTAACTTGTGATGCCTTTTTAGCTTCACCTAGTGTTATTGTATTACTTATCATTTTACGATTGCTAGACGTTAAATCTCGACCGTATACAATCTCATCATTGGCGTGCCACTCCGTAAACCTCCCTTTATGACTTACAGATTCTGATTTAGTTATGATGTCATTTCCAAGGGTGTCTTTTTGTCCTGTTGATACGTTAGTTACCAAATTAAAAGTGGTATATCTCATAAGAAACGTACCACCTTTTTATTTAGTATTGCTAAACGGTCTTTTTTGTAACTTGTCAACTCTTCGCCGTATTCTGCCAATAAATCATTAACAAATGTTGTTCTAATTGTGTCGGCGTCTTCGCTCGAGATTCCCTCATAGTATAATCTACGATACATTTTAACCACAACATCCACAGCAATAGAGTTAAAAATAGGATTAAAAATAGCATCTCCTACTTTTAAGTTAATACGATCAATAGCGGTTTGAACTAATTCAGAAAGAAGTAATGGATTAACATTGGTTTCGTCAGATAACCTTATTTTTACACGAGCTAGAATGTCTTCATTAGCACTCATAAGTCACCTCATTTCTTTTCAATTAATTCAATAATTTCTTCCTTGTTTGTTTTAGCTGGTAATTCAATCCCTAATTCTTTAGCTTTTTCTTTTAATTCAGTTACTTTCATATCGTGCAAGTTTTCAGATGCTGAAATAAAAGGTTTGTGATAAGCGTTATTAGTTGACAACAGACTTTCTAATCGTTCCTTTGTTGGTTCATAGCCTTTACGAGGAAAGACATCTCCAACCTCGTAAACAAAGCTATTATCTAATAAGTCAAAGAAACGTTCTTCAACTTTATAATTCATTTATTAAACTCCTGCTGTAAGTTGTACTTTAACAATTCCGTCAATACGCTCAGGATATAGTAAAATTCCAGATGCTAGTAATGTTTGGATTGTCATTGTAGTATTTTCAGTAAAGTGTGTCATACCAATGAACCCTGTTTCATCGCCTGATAAGTTAAACTCACGAGCAACCGCAGATGAATTAGGGTTAATGTGTGCCAAGATTAAGTTTTCTGGTACAGTTGCCCAAATTTCGCCTTTTGTGATGTCATTTGTGGCAATGATTAAAGTGCCTGTGAAGTCAACTAAGTAAGTCAATCCAAATGCTGTTTGTGTTGTGATATTCGCTTTACCAACATATTCAGCAACATCCATTGAGTTAGCAAAGACTACAGCTTGCTCAGAACCATAATCTTCAAACAAGACTTGTAATTTACCCCATGCAGTAGCTAGAGCGCCTTGTAAACCGTGTGCAACAGCTTTTTCTGTACCTGTTCCAGTTTTCAAAGAAGTCACAAAGTCTTTGCGGACTTGTTTTTGTAACTCACGGATTAAAGCGTTGTCTGTATTTGTTACTGCTTCATTAGAGCCAAACATTTGGATATCTTCAGCAGTAGTTGCTTTACGATATTTTTTTAGTGAAATAGTTTTTTCAGAATGTGTTTTACGAGCAACTTTGGATAATGGGATTACTTCGCCTTCTGGTACAGCCCCATCGCCTAAAGTAACGTCATATCCAGAGTATGTGCGCAATGTCATGCCTTCATTAACTGAGATTTTACGTGTGATTCCGAGCATTTCAACCAATTTATTTAGATTAGCTTCAAATTTATTAGCTACGTCAATTGTAATTGGATATTTTAAGTCAGTTGATTTGATCAAGTTTTCTTCTGGGAATGTGCGTGTTGTTACCATGTGTTATTTCTCCTTTTAATTAAATAAATGTAAGTTTTCAGAAATTAAGCGTTGACGTTCGTTTGTGTCTTTTACTGCAAAAATGTCAGCTTTTGTCAGACTATTGTTTCCTTTACTTGTTTTTGGTAAAGGCGATTTCAAACGTTCATTAATTGCTTTTTCTAGGTTTTCGTTAAATAAGTCAATAAAGCCTTCAACAGCTTTTTTTGTATCATCTGCATTGTCAGCCACTAATTGATTAATCAAATCATCACCGATTGACAAGTTAGCTTCATTTAACATGCCACGAGCGGTCGTAGTCATTTCTGACCGTGTGCGTTCTGCCTTAAGCTCCGCAAGCTCTTTGAGAAGTTGGTCTTTTTCATGCTGAGCCTTTTGTTCTGCATTCATTCTAGCAAGTTTTTTTGCTTCATCTTCTTTATCTGCTTGTTCTTGCTCCCATTTACTACGTGCAGTTTCTAATGCTTTAGCTACCTTCTTATCAAATTCAGCTTGATTCTTAGGGTCTGACAATACTTCATCAAACGTTGGTGTTTTAGTTTCCTCTTGTGCACCAGATTTATCTAAAATTTCTTCGTTTTCGTTCATTTTTTCCTCCTGCCCCACACCATTGCATAAGCCCCAGTGCATTGCGATTTTATTTAAGTAGTTTAATGTCATGCTCAGGACATAATAAAAAGACCTGTCAAGGTCTAAGCGAAATATTTTGTTAGTAGTCTATTCCTACCAGTCAAGATGTTAGATCACTTCCTTTCAGTTTTCTGATGGTTTCAAGGTGTGATGCTCCTTTCTGATTAATCTTTATATGCTTTGTTTGATATTTTTTTATAAACATCCACGTATGTTTCATCCATGTCACCATTATGAGTAACTTCGGCATAATTACCTTGATTAGAGCTTGAGTGCAATTTGTTTGTGCTAACCAAAGCTTTCCAGTTTTGTAGAGTTTTGCTAAACCAAACTACATAACAGTCCTCTGGCTTTACTTCTACACCAGACAACCGACTAAATTCTTTTGAAGCTAATTCTTTTGCTCTTTCTAACATATTAATTCTCCTTTTTTAATTTTTAATCAAAAGCATATCCTGCAACACTTGTTAAGATATATACTTTCATATTTCATTTTTTTCTTTCTATTTTTTCAATTGCTCTTTAACTACTTGATAAGTGCTAACAATTATTGCTATTAGAATCACCAAAGCAATTAAAAACAAAATGAACCCGCATAATTCACTAAATAAAGTCCAAAACATTAACTATTCTCCTTTTCATATCTGTCTACATAGTCATCTGGGATAACCATTGCGAACGTACTGCGACAATTGGCATGCATTGGCGGGAAATTCACTCCAACTTGTTTAGATTTCATTGGGAATTTTTGTCCGTCAAGCCCTTTACATAATGAAGAGGTATGACCGTCTAACACAGCCACGAACTCAAATTCGTCATATAATCCACTATCTTCAAAAGGCTTCATCATTGCTTGATTATTAACGTATGTTCCCTCAGTCGTTAGCAACCTATTTAAATTACTATTTGACTGCTTGCTGAACCTATCTCGTAATTGTTTTGTTAACTTGTCAAAGCTATCTCCTCGGATAATGCCATTTTTAAAGTCGGTTGTTAGATAATTAACCAACTTTTGTTTATTCCCCCAAATTGCTTCAGAAAAATCTCCTTGACCAGTCCAATTATCACGTATTAAAGTTTCAACTGCTACGTCATCAATTTTAAAACCCATTGTTTTAGCTGTTTCTTTATAACCTTTTTTAAACGTCTTAGCTAAATGAGCACTAACAGCTTCCTGTTCAATTGCTCCAATTTCTAATTGTTGCATCTTGATGCTTAATTCAAGCCCTTGAAGTCTATCCAACTTATAGATAGAACCACGGATAGGAGCTAAATCTTTATACTGTGGATATTTTTTAACAAAATTATCATAATTTCTGTAAAGTAAGTCTTTATCTTCTTTTGATAACCTTTGTAATAAGTCTCTATACTCAATTACATTATCTTTACCATACTTGCTAAAATACACCCCTATTTCACGTTCTAAGAGCGTTTCTTGTTCAGAGTAGTATTTAGCCATCTTATCTTTCAAAAGGCTCTCATCACGCTCTAAGGACTCCCAAAGCTCGCTCTGTCTTTTTTTCCAGTAATTATGTTTGTTCATTAGCAATTACCCTTGGGATATATGGACTGCTTTCATCAAATTCTGCTTTTATTCGCTCTAGTTCTGCCTTTGGATTATCTACATTAGATAACATAGCAAGTAATGTTTCGTCAGACAAAATACCTTTCAATGCACCTACAATTTGACTTTCTTCTAGCATATTAGCTGGTACATTGCGAGTGAATTTATATTTAATAGATGCCCATTCATCGCCTGAAATATCAGATGTCGGAAACGTTGAGATAATCTTGTACCGTCTATTCATACCAGACGTGAATTTGCGCTCTTTTGTTTTTGCTAAATTGTCCATAGCCTGCAACTTGTATCTTAGTGACACTCCACTAGAATTGCCAAATTTCTCATCCGATAAATTAACCACCATAGCAGTTCTAAAGATTAAGTCTTCTAAACGATTCAATAGATTTTCTTGTGTTCCGTCTGCGTCTGGTTTTTGTAAGAATTCTACTATCAAGTTAGCTGTAGCTTCATCTTTTAAGTTAATGATTCTGCTATCTCGTAGCGTCTTGAGGTTTTCTTCGTCTAACTCTGCCCCTAATACCAACAAATAAGCATCTGCATAATATTCAACATCATTTGCCTTTTCTGATATTGCCTTATTAAATGCATTAATCAAAGTGATAACATTGTCAAAAATACCCTTTTTCTCTTCATTTTCGACATATTCAATCATTGGAACGTCATCAAAATTGTGTGGCTTAGGCTCATCAAACACGAAACCATCCTTGCCCAAAACAAAGTAAGTAATATTTCGATTATCTGAAAAAGTTCCTTCAATTATTCCGTCTTTATTTTTAAAGTATCGAACTGCAAAGAGAGGTATCTCTCTAATTGAATCATCGTAAATAATAAATGCATCCATTGGTGTTAGATATGTTAGTCCTATTTTTGCAGTTTCATCCGCAAAGATAAGCTCATATCCATGCCCATAAATAGAACATATCTTAGATAACTCCGCATTATTATCATCTTGGTCGTTGTATCCATCTAAAAAATCAAGATACTTATTAACTTTCTCATTATCATGACTTACTTTAATTGGATTGCCAATAAAATACCCATTAAACGTATCTACGATATACTTTGCAAAGTTGACAACCAAACGATTATCTGGCTTATATTTTTCTTTTGCCTCTTGCTCTAAAATGTCATGTAATCCCTCATACATTTTCTTGCGTTTTAAATAATGTGGGACAAGCTTCGAGTGCTCAGCAATTGCTTGCGTTAATAACTCACTTGTCATTTCCGTATCTCTTTGTTGTGTAAAAATATTTGACACTAGATACCTCCTTTAAATGTTTTAACTATTGTTTTATGATTTCTCATATCGTCATTAAATGCGTACCGTGTGGCATCGATAGCATGATTATCTTTATCCTCTAGGCGTGGTTTAGGATTGCCATCTCTATCCACTTGATAATCAATGTTTTCAAACTCAAATGCGATCTTAGGTGTTCGTTTTGGATCTATACATATAAAATCCAAGTCATCAAGCCAGCGCTCCCCAAATTCAACTGAATCAGGACCTTTTTTAACGCCTTTGATACGTTTGATACCAAACTCATTTCTTAACTCTGCTATCGACTTAGGTTCAGCGCTATCTGCGTATATTTCATCATTTGAATAGCCTTTTGATTTTAACCATTTTGCTAACTGCCTATTTGATATCTTCTGACCGTAGTATTCATCCATTGCATAAATACCGTTACGCTTCTTGTCGTAATGCCATCTAACAAAAGCTAGAGGGTCAGTAGCATAACCAAAGTCAACTGCCATGCGTATGTTATCAAATGATTGTAACTGCTCGTCCGTAATCTCTTCAAAGCGTAAGTTATCAAAAGGAACAACACCACTACCAATAGCCTTACCGAGATACTCCCATTCATAACGACGCTCAGAACGTTGTCTAGTGGCTTCTGCTTCCTCTATAAACTCTTTAGCTATAAATGGATTATCTAAGTAAGTAGAAGCGTGTACGAACGTGTTAGACACCTGAAATTGTGTCTCATATTTTTTGTTAACCCAAGATTGTTTACGTTTAGGCGGATTGTATGTATAAAAAAACTTATAAAAAAGGCCATCGCCAAGCTCTCCACGTAGTAGTGAGTTAGTAATAGTCTTTACTTCATCTTCAGTTTTAAACTCTGCAAGTTCTTCAATCCAACCAATAGCAAACGGAAACCTGCTATCTTTTAACGACTTGATACGCTCAGGGTTCTGCGCCCCTCTAAACACAATATAGTTGCCTCTGGGGATGTATGTTATCCGTAGTGGTGATTTATTAAACTTAAAGTACCGCGTCAATCCTTGCTCTGAAATAGCCCATTTTAATTGTTCATAAACCGACTGTTCAAGTGTGTTATCAGTCTTACGGATACAAACCGCATTGACAGGATACTGTACAATTAAGCGTGTGATGATATGTGCAATGTTAGATGACTTACCAGACCCACGCCCACCTTTACAAGCTACGTGTAAGATATCTTTGTTCCATGTTGCCTGCACTACTGGTTTAAAAGCGATTGGAATGATGTCTGCTATATCAATTATCTTTTTTTGCATCATCTAACCAACTATTTGTTAATACAATAGGCTCATCAATGGATATTTCTTGCTTGTCGGTTACTTTGTGACCAGTCCTATCTAATAAATCTTGTGCCACTAAATACTTAACTTGTTCACTGCGACCATTTAATAATAAATCACGATACGTCTTAATAGCTAACCCAGTTAAATCACCTAAAACTTCACGCTCAATTTTTAATTTAGCATCGTTATAATCAGGATGTTTTTTCCATTTGGAAACAGTTGTCACATCCACGCCAATTTCTTCAGCAATTTCTTTTTGAGTTTTATTTGTTGAAACCGCTAAATATATGGCTTTTTGCATTTTTTCACTCGCCAAAGAATCACCTCCAAACTTGGCAAAAGTTTACATAATAAAAAGCCACTCAATGAGTGACTAATCAAACTGTAGCGATCGGACTCGAACCAATACGCCAACGCTTTACACGTTGCGAGCAAACCTATTACTCTACTACTACAGTTCTATAAACGTTTAATAGGAACAGTCGGAATCGAACCGACACAGTGACATCTAATGTGCCAAGAAGTAGCTATCAACCAGTAGCTTTCCAATCACTACTCTATGTTCCTATTGAGATAGCAGGATTCGAACCTGCGACACTTCCATTATTTATCTCTAACTGAATAGTAAGTTCGATTTATTTATAAGTAATCGTCTAATCATATGTAGACCAGTTGTTAATTGTTATCTCTTCTTACTATTCCGATAATACAATAATACAGTAATACAAGTGCGACTAATAGCGTTATTTGTCGCAATATAAATTTTATTTTATCTTTAGCTTTTTAATCAATGATGCAACTCCATCGTAATATTGATATCTTGAAAAACATTCGCTAAATAATTTGTTACTTTCATTCTATCTTCTAGGTCTTCCCTCCCTTTTTCTGTTTTTGGTACACTCTTTTTGCTACGCTTGTAATTAGCTTGAACAGTATTGTCTAAATATGAAATCAATTTTTTATATTCGTTATGGTGCTTTTGCAATTCTAATACTTCTGTATAATTGAAAAAACTTTCTACTGGATTGTATCCTAAAAGATATTCATAAGAATACCCAGATGCTTCAACAAACGCTCTAACCGTGTCATCAACCTTGATTTTTCCTGCCTTTTTTGAATACTCTTCTATCAAATCGTAAGTTATTTCAATACCATAAATCCTATTTGCTTCTTCAATACCGTCATAACTCAAATACTCATCACATGTTTCTAAAAAATCATTCATCACTGCTATATTGTTTATTACTTTAGCCATTTTACCCCCCTATATAATCCCGTAATAATCTGCAAAAATTTCCAATATCCTTGCACGCTTACGATATATTGTAGCTCTGTCGTAACATGTTTTGTGTGCTATTTCTTCCCATGAGTTAACACTGCCTCTTGACCATCTTAACCAGAATATTTCTGTTAAATCGCCGTCTAAGGTGTCTAGTGTGCTCTCTATCGCTTCTTTCTGGGCATATAAGCTATTTAGTCGTCTGTCACTATCCCAACGCTCTATGATGTTTTCTGTGGGCTTAGATACCCTGTTTGCTTTTCCTCCTCCTATGTTTACATCTTCATTTGGAATATCTGTTACTTCAAGCTTTCTGACTGCTATTTTGTGGTCTATGCTTGGATATTCAAATAATAATTCATCTAATGCTTTTAACTGCGACATTGTAAGTTTACCCACTATTAAGCCCCCATTTTATGGTATAATATAGTTACGAACTAATACCAAAGTGTCCTTTTGTGGGCGCTTTTTGTTGTCTTATCGGAGTAGCTATACCTCTTTTCTTTTTTTATTTTCGGACAAGCACACGATCCGCATTGAATTCTCACAGTGCCTTGAATAATAACAGATGACCGATAATCTGCGTTAGAATGTGTACTTATTATGTAAGGAGCCTTTCTTATTTTTTATTATTTTTTCGGTCTAATACCAACCGCAGGAATTGAACCTGCGTGATACCGTTGTTGGTTATAAATCGGACAGCGCAACCCATTTAAATTGTGGAAACTGTTCTGCTTCTTTGCGTGTGCAGTGGTATGCGTTAAAGAAACTTTTACAATACAATGGTTTCCCATCGACGTTCATCTTAAAAAAGTAGGATGTTTTATCATCGCCAATCAACACACCTAATTCTTCATTCATTCCGTCACCTCTTCCGCCACGAACTTAGGAATTGTCACTTTCTGCGGTTCGTCGATTTGGGAGATAATTTGCATAACATCCGCTAAATGCAATTTATCTGGTTTTGCGTTCATTTTGGCAAAGGCTAAATTATGCAATTTCTCTTTCGCTTCCTGTTTATTCATCTTTCTCCTCCGCATGTTCCTTTGTAAATAACTTTCGCCATTATAATCTTCATTCTTCCCCACCCACTCTAAAATACGCACCATCTCATCTTCTTTTGGTTCGTCTATTTTGGTTATGATGTCAATGACACAACTTTTGTTGATTAAATCAACCTCGAATGGTCCATCTTCCAAAATAAAACTCCATAAATCATTAACTTTTTTAATCGCTTCCTGTTTATTCATCTGTTTCCTCCAATGTCATTAAATTGCATAATTTTAAATTTGTGTAATCGCCATCTATCGGTTTAACGTACTTCCTGTCAAAAAATTGCATCTCCATTAGAAAGCGCAAAGGTACGTTGTTCGCTCTTCCTGTCTTAGGACTGATAATATTCACAATCAATTCTTTCCTGTCTTTGCGTTTAAACTTCATACCTTTCTGAATTATTTTGATTGGCAGCCCTCCATTTGTACAAATCTGTTTCAGCCTTCCGTAATCACTTATTTCGTACATTCGCTCATGTCCAATCAGCGGAAACCACTTTTCGTCACGATACTTGTTGGTATTCAATGGCGGTTCTTTCTTTTTCTTTTTCATTCAAATTCATCTATTTGTTTTTGTGTGAAATGTTGTTTCGATAAACAACTACGACAATAATCTATGCTAATATCAAGTGGATAATGTCCGCATTTAGAGCATGATAACATTCTGTGTGTATAGATTAACTTTCCATTTTCGTCCGTAACCGGCACTTTAATCACTCTCGCCATTATAATCTCCTTGTTGAAAATGTAATAGATACATTGGCTCTATATGTAAAATCAAGGCAACATTCATGACATTGATTTATGCGTTCGTCCTCATCCATGTACGAATAGTCCTCGGCTACATCGAATGGGTCGTGCCGAGTTCCGCACCAAGGGCAAAAAATATCATCTTCACATTCCGTCTCAACTACTTTCCCGGAAAGAATGTCATCGGTAAGTTGTCTCTCATATTTCTCTTTCTCACAAGAAAAGCAAAGTTCCGAGAAACAATACGCCACTCCTTTTTCACATTTTATACATTTTTTCGCCATTATAATCTCCTTCCTTTCCCACCTCTATTTATTTATTAGACTCTCAACCATACTTTTACAGTTGTAGCAGACACAATTTGGTTGATGTACGTTATGGCTCTTCCAAATTTCCCAACCATTATTTTTCATAAATAGTTCCATTTCATTTTGACTATTTTTTTTAACGACAAGCAAGCATCTGCAAATATTGCATTCTGCTATGTAAATTCCATTTTCTTCGTATCGTACAGCCATTACAATCTCCTATTTCCCCACCCACTCTAAAATACGCACCATCTCATCTTCTTTCGGTAAGTCATTGTAGTAAATCCGTTCTACACGCTTGACATGTATTCCTGTAGCTTCGCTGACAATTTCAAAAGGAATGTTATTGCAGTCAATTTCTTTTTTTAATAACTCCGCAACGTCCAAAGGTTTTAACGAATCGGTCATTCTTGGTGCGTATTTTGCTTTGTTGACGTATCGTCTAGTGTGTATCATAGTTTTTCTCCAAAAAATCATATATTGTCATCTGCTTCGCATTTTCAAAGTGGTCATTAAATAACTCATGCTTCATCCTTATCCCCCATTCCCTGTCAACTCTGCTATCCGTTTCGTCTGTCTACTCACTTGCTCAGACAGCCCTTTGATTTGTTGGTCTTTTGATTTAAGTTCTGTTTTGAGGTGGTTATTACGTTGTTTTAATTGATTATTTTCTTTATTAACAGTACTGCAAGCGAGCGCAATGCAAATAACAAGTCCTAATAAAACAGAGTTGAGCCAAGACAAAAAATCATTTTTCATTCCACTTCCTCCAGTAACTTGTATTCTTTAATTTTACGGTCTATATCGACTTTTTGTTTCTCTAATTCAGCTATAGCTGTAGATATATTAAGCAACTGAAAATCAACACCAGTGGGTTCATCCCAACCGCCACCACTTAAATTCGCACCAGCCCACCCTTCTTCACCAAACTTTAATGTTTCCCAAGGTTCTTCGTTCCAAATGTTATCTTCGATTGCTTCCTCTAGTTCTTTTTGCGATGTGATAATCACTTCGTTTGTATATCCATCTGCATCACTTTTTCCGTAAGTTCTAGTAATTCTTAATAGTTGTTTCATTTTTATACCTCCAGTAAGTCAGGATTTTCATATATGTTTCCAATGATGTCGTGATTATTTGTTACATCGTAACTCTCACCTGTGTTTCTATGACCTAATCTATAATCACTTTTTTTTAGTACAACTACAAATCCAGCCTCTTGCTTTAGATAAGCAACATATCCAACATTACCATATTGATTCACTACAATATCTTTTTCAAAAATTTCCACGTCATTATTATCAAACAGACCTGTTGATTGCATGAGAATATAGTTGTCAAGATTATCCTCTACAAAATGAAACGTCTCTAAGCGACCAGAGCGAAACTCATCATCTGCTAAGCTGCATCTGTATATTTTGCGTTCACTTGTTTTAAACCCCTCGACGCTATACATTTTTTTAGTTTTTTTGTTAAACCCTCTAAATTTAATCATTCCACTTCCTCCAAAAATTCCTCAACTAACTTCGTGACAGCTTCTTGATGAATTCTAGTTGCTGACAAATTACCTACGACTCTCAATCTGTTATATTCACTTTTAAGTAACTTATATTCTTCTTTAAATTCATCTAGTGTCATTGGTTCTTCCACTTCCCATTCACCGTCTAGGATAGCTTGGGTAGCTTTTAGTTTTAATTCATCAGTGTTAAAATTTTCACTTAACAATCCATCTCCTGCAAATAACCAATTTATTAAATCTGTCTTTATAGCTGCATCTTCAATTCCATTAAAACTACTTAATACTTCATCTTCTTTTTTCGTCAACTTAATCATTTAATCACCCCACACATAATCAAAAACAGTAAAATAGTTGCAATTGCTAGAAACACTAGCAGTAAGTAAACTACGATCATTCGTCATCATCTCCTAAATAAATAATGTTTTTCCGTTTGTTTTTATTAAATATAAATATTTGACTGCCTTCTTCGCTAGTATTAAATCCATATGCTTTATCATATGTACTTGCCTTGCTTGGACTTTGTACCTGATAATGGGTAACACCGCCTTTTGAGATACTTGTCTCATGGTGTAAGTGCCCAGTAAAGATATATCTGCTACTAGACAATCCCCATTCTTTGGCAAAATAAGTTGTAAAAATATCTTTTAGATCCGTTAACTTCCGTCGCTTATCCCCGTGGTGACCTAGCACAATGTTATTTCCAAGCCAATGGCATTTATATTCATCTATGGAATCGTCTACGGATATGTTCGGATACATCTTCTTGATCGCATTTGCAAACATAAAGTCAATTGATGGTGCGTGATTACCCCTTAGGTATACCAGCTCTACTTCAATTGCATATTTAATTGATAACTCTATTAATGGTAGTAGGAATTTGTAACCATCTTCAATGCCTGCCACAAAGTCAATATCATCAACCTTAGTCCCTTTTTCGGTCGTTCCAAGAAAGTTATCTACGTGAAAATAATCGCCATGAATACTAATAAGGATTTTTTTGTATCCCTCTTTAATCCATCCTTGGAGTTCTTCATTGATTTTTTCGTAATCTTCAAGTTTGTTATGACCAAAGTGCATATCAGCCAATGGAATATAAAGGTATTTATTTAGTTTCTTAGTGGTTGGAAGGAATTTAATTTTTCTATCTGTTACGTTTTTCAGTAAATGCAACAATTTCTCTGGTCGCATCTCAACCATTGGACGTTTACTAAAGCTCACACGGAATTGGAAATTGTAGAATGCTTCACCATCCATAGGCGTTGGCCACTCATTAAACTTAACGTGATCGTCTACTTTCCACTCATCTTTATCCATACCAGCGACATCAAGGATAACATCCTCTGTGATTGTCTCGCCTTGAATAATTAATGACTTGATTTTGTTTGTAAATGATAAGTCAGTGTTTCTATGCATGTCATAGTGGCTAAGAGTTTTATGGCTACCGTTTTTCCGCTTAAACTCTGCATACCAGTCCGCATTTTCTTTTTTACGACAATAGCTTCTTAAGTCATCACCTTTGTAATGATCAGGGTTATCAAGCTTATTTAATTCTTTAGTCCTATTTTCCCAACTCAAATCAAAGTAGTTTCTTAAAATGTAAATTACGTTTTCTTGGTTAAACTGTTTAGCCATTCTCTACCTCAGCAATCATCAAATCTAGGTATCGTCTAGCTTTCTTTAGATCCTCAATACCGTTCTTTTTTTGAAATCTCAAAATGTATTTAACAACATTGCACCAATGGAATGCTTGCATACCTGCTAAATCTCCAATGAAATTTTCTTGTACTTCAAACACTTCTAGTCCATTTTTACCTTGATAGTGTGATACGTTTTTTACGTTATCTTTAAAAGCGTAAGCGTAAGCATCCATTGGACTATCAAATTTATTTACTTTCTTATCCATTCACTAAACCCCTCATAATAATTTTTGCCTGTCCTTCGGTTGGTGTTTTTGCACGTAACCAAAACTTTTTGTTTTAATTTTTCCAAAACTTTTTCTAAATAAGTTTGTTCAATATCGTATTTAAAATTCAATCTGTTTAATCTCCATTTCTATTCTTGGATTCGGACTATATAATTTTCTTGCGTGTAAATCACAAACTAAGTTGTCATCTTTCCATACGATTTCTGCCTTACTGATGCTGTCAAAAACTGCTTTTATTAGGTTATCAATATCAGGCTTCTTGTCGTGCCATATAAGCTCGTTTATGAATTTGCTGAACTTTTCCTTTGTCGTTGCTTTTGCACGCTGTGTAGGCTCTTTAGAGAGGCTCTGAGGTGCTTTCATGTAGAAAGTCACATCTACACTAATTGCACCGTCAAAGTAGTCTCCATCATAATTTTGAATTATGTAATTTGTGACTTCTTTTCGCCATTTCATCATCTTTGGGTCTTCGTATGTTCCCCATTTGCTGAATCGTGGTCTTGATTGAGGTTTTGGCTCAATTGGAATGATTGTTTTGCTCATATTAGAACGGTAAATCATCTTCATCAATTTCAATAGTTTTAGAATTGTTGAAATTTTGCATTTGTTTATTTTCCTGTTGAGGTGCGTTTCCGTCAATAAATTCTGAAACTAAGATTTCTGGATATTTATTTCCGTTGTATTCGTTCAGTCTCAAATTTCCGCTTACTTCACACAATTTTCCGATATTTGCTTCAAGTGTTTGGATTAAATCTTTAAAGACTTTAATTTTGATGTGACTATACTTCGCTTCTCCAAATTCATCTTTACCGTTATAAATCGTCATTGAAGCTTCCATAAATTTGTTTGTTTTTTTGTTATATTTTTCGTTAAAGTTAATAAATCCTTTATTTGTAATACCCATTGTTTTTCCCCTTATCCTTTATTTCCTAGTTTTCCTATAATTTCCAAGACGCTATCTAGTTGATTCATCAATAAATCTTCTAGTTTTGTAACACCTGCTTTTTGGCAAATATAGCTGATCGCATTTTGCATTTTTTCATCTGTATCACACTTTATTTCAAGCAAAGCAGTTATTTTATCAAACTCTTCTACGCCAATTTTTTGGAAAGAATCTACATCTTCTTCTCCCATAGCAAACAAACCTTGCAATGCGTACTTTCTAGCATAAGATCCGACTGCACCAGTCCATTGCGGAACTTGCATCTGCTGAATTGTTTTACCAGCTTTAGTTACAATTATTGGCACTTCTCCAAGTTCAGCAATACCAAAGCTTTCATAAGTTACTTTTGTATCTTCTTCTTCAACAATTGATTTTGAAATGTAGAATAACCGTCCTGCAAGTTCTTTAATTTCATCTTTAAAAGTAAGAATCCAACCATCTGTCTCTTTTTTAAAATGTGTTTCAATCTGTTCAGCATTCCTAAAAGCATATTTAACATCACCTTTTTTTGTTTTTGGAATCTGCATTTTTTTCTGAATATCAGTAAATTTCATCGTCATTTAATTACCACGCTTTCGTTGTATCCAATTTCTGCCCCTTCGATGATTTGTCCTGATTCAATTGCTTGTTTAAGTTCTTTTTTCATTGGTTTATATGTGATTGTTTCGCTCATAAATTCAAGAGGTATTTTTGTTTCATCAATGATATTGACTGCTTTAGAATTTCTGATGCTGACAGTAAACAACCCAGTTTCAATCTTCTTCTTGTTGCTCATATGCATTGCATTGTTGATGATTTCTTTGTATTTTTCTGATTTTGCTTTAGCTTGTTTTTCTTTTTCGTAAAAGCGTTCTTTTTCAGTTTTATAAGCTATTGCATCAGCATCCGCATTTGCTTTCATTTTTGCAAAATATTCTAAGTTTTTCTCCAAGTCTTTTTGAAAATCAATGCTTTCAAGCGTATCTTGGAACGATTCGTTATCTAAATCCATTGATTCTAGTTGTGCATAAATTCCTTCTAATTCATATAAGTAAGCCATTCACTTCCTCTTTCTGTGTTTTAGCTGAAAGTTCTCAGCTTTTAGTTTTCTGTTTTCGTTTGCTAGTGTTAGCACTCTGTTTTGAAGTTTGTCAATTTCTTGCCCTAATAACTTTTGGACTTCAAAATAATTACTTTCCCAGTCTTCGCTGAATTCAAAGTTATCTTCTTTAATCATCATTCTTTTCCCATGAATGCCCATTCCAATAATGGTTATCATCTAATTCTTCTTTTTCTATTGGTGGTTGCATGACATCTCTGTCATAATCAAATGTTCCGAATAGTCCTTTATCGTTCATTTATTACCTCAATTCTTCCCACTGGATGCTTTTTCCATTCATCCATTTCTTGTAATTTAAGTCTTTTGGATTCTGGATCTAACTGCATAATTTTCATTGCATGCTCTTCATTTAAATTGTATTGTCGCATTAGTTGTTCAATCACTTAAAACCTCTTACTTTCTGCGTTTTCTGGATAATTAAACGTGTTGTTTTTAGCGCCTTTCATAATCCTGTCTAACATTGCTTTGTCATAAATCTTAGCTAAATCCTTAGTATTAAAATTTGTGTTGATAATTGTATTAGTTCGGTTATCTAAAATATTGAATAAGAACGTATAGGTCCACTTGCTAGCTTGTTCAATCGAATTACCAGTTGATGATTCTTTCCCTAAATCGTCAATAATTAAATAGTCACACTTAGTAAGTAACTTAGTCATTCGCTCTTCGCTATATTTACTTTCTTTATCGTTATACTTAAAAGTGTCTTTAACTAATCTTGTTAGCAATGAGAACGAAACGAATATCACACTTTTTTGCTGATTGTATGACTTGAACATCTCATTCAGATTTTTAGCTATTGAAATAGATAGGTGGCTTTTACCAACACCAGGCGGACCTTGTAAAACTGCATTACCTTCCATTCCTTTTAGATAATCCCTGATAATACGTTTTGAATAGTTCAATGCTTTATCGTCGATATCATTTTTAACTTCATAATTTTTTAAAGTTGCTTTTGCAATATCAGCTGATAAAATTGATTCTTTCTTAAATAAGTCATATCCATTAGCTAGCATAGCTCTAGTTGAATATTCTAAATCAGCATCTTTTGTTCTCTTTTGGATATTTTCTGTTGTGCATTTCCAACATATCAATGTTTCTTTGTTATCTAAATTTGGCATCTTTCTAGCATATAATGTAAGTCCATGTGTCTTACATGTTTGACCAGTATCTCTGAGAACACCACTTGCAATCATTCCCTCTCTCGTTAATAATTCCATATGTGTCCCCCCTAGAATCCGTACTTGCTAGTGAAGTAGTCATCTTCTTCAACTTGATTTTTCCTGTTACTGTTTTTATCTAATTGATTAAGATAGTTTTCAAATTTTGTACCGAATAATGTTTTAGGGGCTAAGTGTTGAGCCATGTCTGTGTTTAACCATTCGCTTGATTTTTTATCTACAACTTTTTTAAAGTCTTCTAACCTGAATCCTTCTTTCCATCTAGCTTTTATATACTTTTTATTACTGACACCATTCGCTCTAAATCCAGTACCAACCTTTTCATTTAAGTAATCAATTATTTCACTGTAAGGTATTGAATCTACTACATTTTGCGAATCGGTGGACGAATCGTGGAGCGAATCGGTATTAGCATTAGCATTAGCATTAGCATTAGCATTATTTTCTTTTGGTACTTTTCTTTTAGAAAGTTCCTCTTCAAAAATATCTTTAATGTTTAAATCAATATCCCTATCTGATATATCCCACCAATCACATAAGTTGTGATACACAGCAAGAATTAATTCACTATCGGTAACTTTGTTTATTTCTCTAGTTACCATATCAATAACTGGTTTCCCACCTTTTGAAATGGTGTACTTTAGAGTGTTTAAAACTGCAATTTCTTGTGTTTCGTTGTTGTATTTAATAGTGTGATATTTATTTTCAAACCTATCTAAAAGAACATTGACTGTATCTAGTGTGTATCCTAAATCAAATGCTGCAACCTTTTTAGGAAACTTATAAATACCTATTGAAGTCGTCTTTGGACTTGTTAAAAGGTACATCATAAAATATTTGTCCTCTGGCGAAAATTGATCTAAAACTTTTTCGTCTTGCCAAAATTCAGTTTCAATTATTCGTTTTACCATTCAATTCCTTTCTAGTTAAGTAATTCATCGACATCTTCTTCAAATTCTCCTTTTTAACGCTTCTACAACTTCGTCAACCTCGTGTTGAAAGTCTTCATAATCTAACAAATCTCGCTGAACATCTGCTTGACGTCTGAAAATTGATACATTCAATAGGTAAGCTACATCTACATCAAATACTTCTGCTACGTTTTCCCAAAATACCCAGTTGACTTCTTTTCCAATTCCGTAAGATTCGTAAACATTTAAGTGTGTGGTACTCATTTCAAGGTCATGTGATTTAAACAATTCAATCAGTTCATCTTTAGATAAATTTAGTTCTTTACGTAGTCGTTTTAATCTAATTTGTTTCATTTAAAACCCCTTCTTATTAAGCTTTTCTTTAGCCTCTAATTTAGCTTTTTGAATCTTATCTTCATATTGACCAATAGCATCTAACTTACAAATGATTTACCTTTGTTTTCGTTTTCTGTTTGCCATTTATGCATTACGTTTCATTCTCCCATCATTTCCCGCGCAAAATACTTGTGAAATTCATCGTACTTTTTAGCATTATGTTCCCATCCATTATTTTGGATATTCCACACTTGTTTTTGTTCTTCTTCTTGTTTTGTAAATAGCCAATTAAAAAATTTCATTTGTTCATACTCCTTAAAAATCGTTGGACGTCTTGCAGATCGTAAGTGTACTTGCCACCTTTTACTTTTTGGTGGTATCTAAACTTGCCTTGGTCACGCCAATTTTCTAAAGTAGTTCTACCCCATCCAGTTATTGTTTGGAGTTCTTTAATGCTGACCCAATCAACTTGTCTACGTTGTATTGCTACTTCTTCTGCAATCAGAGCCTTTAATTCTGACCTGCTAATTGTGATAACATCATCCATTGATTAATAACTCTCTTTCTGGTATAATTAAATAAATTAATATTTTTGTTAACCACTGTCCCGCAGTGGTTTTTTAGTGGTATAATCATCTCGAAAGGAGGTGATTATAATGATGATTTCTAAAATTAAATCAATACTTGATAGAAATAATGTTCAAGATTCAGAGAATTTAGCAAACGCCCTTGCTGAAATCCTTAACCCTCGTGAACTTTCTGAAAGTATTGATAATCACAAGACTTCATTGCGTCGCATGCGTGGAGATTTGTGATTGTGGGTAACCGCCAGTTAATTCTGGTGGTTATTTTTTTGCGAAATCTCGAAACTTAGAAAAATCTGTAATTTCAAACTTGATATCTTTTGTTGCTTCTTCTTTTTTTAGATATATAACTTCATCGTAGCAAGAGTTAATAAATTTAAAATTTTCTTCTCCAAGTTCTGTTCTGATTTCTAGGTATTTGTTAAGTTGTTCGTCTGTAATTTTTGTCATTTTCTTCTCCTTAGTGATATACACTTTGATTTTGCATATACGCTCCATAGTATGGATTTCGTTCTTGCTGTTTTTCAACTTCTTTAATCTCGATCGTTGATGTGTTGTCTGACTTTAAGAGTTTAACCAACACATAAATTAAGATTGGTAATAAAGTCAGACTTTGTGTGATTGTTAGTTCCATGTGATTCCTTTCTATGCGATCTCATCTTGTTCAATTAGTGGCAAGTAGTCATTCTCTTTAAGTAATTCATATAAGAACAGCCGTCCTTTTTGAGTCCATGTAGTCGTTACATTTGCTCTTGTGTGACCGTTTCTATCTTGATAATCAAATGTATGGCTATCTGTGTAACCTTTACCCATGTGGCGTTTGTAAAGAATCCATTGACCATTTACTTTATGCTGTACACCTAACTCATATAAAACCTTATTAAGCTTATTAGCGGTCATTCCATAATCTTGTGCGATTTGAGAAACACGTAAAGCACCTTTTGATTCAATAATTAAATCAAGATATCTAGCTTGCTTTTGAGCTTCTTTCAATTCAAGTTGCAATGAGTTTACCTTTTGGCGCTCCTCTTTAAGTTGAGTTGCTAAGTTGATGATTGTATCTGGACTGAGAAGAACTTCCTCAATCTTGCTATCTGTTAGATAAGCACCATGTTTGCGGATCGTTGGTAACACTTCTGTTGTTACCCAGCGTTTGAATTCTTTAGCTTGTGGAAGTTTGCTAGATAAGATTAGTGAGTATAGACCTGATTCGTTTATGATGTATGTTTCTTGTTTTCTACCAAGTTCGTCAGTGATAGGACGTTTCATCCTGTCATCTTCATCAATATGTCTAACTATAGCTTTGTTTGGTTCTTTGTATTCCAATATTTCTGCTACATCCTTACCTACAAAGTAAGGTTCGTTGTTAATTGTTACTGTTCGGACTTCTTGTCCTTTAAAATTGTAAATTTCGTTCATATGTTTCCTTTCTATTGTTCAAGTTCTTGAACTTTATATTTAAAAAAATAAAGATATGTATCTTCTTCTGAAATATCTAACAACTCTCTTGCTTTTGAAATTTGTGGTTGTTTCCAAATCGTCTTGTTATTTAGTTTTTCAGATAAAGACTTTGGTGTGAGGTTTAGCGCCTTTGCAAATGAATCTCGTGTACCAAATTTTTCAATGATACGTCCTTCTAGTTTTGTATAGTCGTAAGTCATATATGCTCCTTTCTTTTTTAATTTTAGTTCAAGTCATTGAACTTTATAATCTAATTATACATGACTAATTTTTAAAGTCAACACTTTTTATTCAAGTTTTTGAACTTTTTTTATATTTTGCTTGAACTTTTCGTAATTCTACTATATAATGTACTTATAAAACGATTGGAGCTAAAAAAATGAAAGCTACTACTTCTCAAAGATTGAATCAATTAATGAGTGAACGTAATTTAAGACAAGTTGATATATTAAATTTATCTCAAAAATATCAAAAAGATCTCGATATAAAAATTGGCAAGAGTGCTTTATCACAATATATTAGCGGTAAATCTGTTCCTGACCAAAATAAATTAGTGCTTTTAGGTAAAACTTTGAACGTTAGCGAACCTTGGTTAATGGGATATGATGTACCAAAAGAACGTAACGATAACATGTTTGAAAATAATAAAGAAACAATAGATCTAAAAGACGTACTTAATCGCACAGTTGCGTTTGACGGTCATACATTAGATGATAACGATGCTGAATTGATAAAATCATTATTAGAAAATATGGTAAAAAATAAAGATTAGGAAGTATATATATATGACAGCTGTAAAATATTTTGACGGTCGTGAGACAGGCAATAACGGGTTATATATACAACCTCACGATACTATCTTTATCAACACATACTTAGATGACATCGACCAAAAGAAAGTCTTGTATCATGAGTTGGGGCATGTAGGTCAATACCTAGAGAATTACGAACGTTTAAAAGAAAAATTTGAATTGCAAGCTGATAGAAACATGATTCATCATTTATTACTGGAATATATTCCATCACTTGATTTCATAGAGGATTTTAACGTTTGCAGATTTATGGATGCGTATAGATTAAAAACCATTTGCGATGAACAGATGGTAGTAAATGAGTTTAAAAATTTAATATAAATAAGGAGATTTATTATGGAAAACTTTTTTGTTATCATAATTTTGATGTTTGTGATAGGGGTTTGGTACTTCACTAAAAAAAAACCAAATAAAAAATACCGTAATTTTTCAATCGGGTTATTGCTTCTATCGTTTATTTTGTTTTACATTGTATCGCCAAAACAAAAAGAAGAGAATGTGTTTAAACCTATAGTTTCATCTATCGAGAAAAAAGAGAAGAAAAAAGCAGAATCAAATTCTAGTGTTGAAGCAAAAGCTGAAGAGGTTAAAAAAGATACTAAAACAAAAGAATCAAGCACTCCTTCTTCATCTTCGGAAGAACCATTTGAACCTGAAACATATCCGTTAGTTGATTTTAATGAATGGAATCATGATAAAGTAACTCTAGCTAGTAAAGTCCAAGTAACAGGAACCGTAATACAAGCGCTGAAATCAAATGAAGGCATGAATTTAAGATTGGCTATCAATGATGATTACGACAAAGTCGTTTTAATTACAATTGAGAATTCAGATTATCAAGATGTTATTGCTGAAGATGACAATGTAACTGTCTATGGATTAAACGCCGGACTCACTACTTATAAAACAGTTATGGGAAATGAACAAACTATACCTGCAATGCTAGGGACTAATTATACTGTTAACTCTTACGGTAATTAAGACAAATAAAAAAAGCCCCACACTATCCACCGACCAAAGCGAAAGTATGAGGCAAAAATTTGGAAAGAAAAGAATGTCTTTTCTTGTACTCTATTGTAGCAAAAACGAAAGGTTTTATCAATGGAAATAGAATCTTATAAAAAATCGAATGGTAAGACATATTACAAATTTTTATTGTATATTGGAATTGTAGACGGAAAAAAGAAATACATAAGACGGTCTGGATTTGAGACTAAAGCGAAAGCTAAAGCAACATTGATAAACTTACAAGCTGAACTTTCAGAACCACAAACTAATATGACTTTTGGAAAATTAACTAAACAATGGCTGAAAGAATACGAAAAAACTGTACAAGGTAGCACGTACTTAAAAACAGAAAGAAATATCAATAATCATATATTGCCAAAATTAAGTAATGTAAAGATTGGGGATATTACACCGCTACTTATCCAGCAACTGACGGAACAATGGTGTTATGATTTAAAATACGGCGCTAAAATTCTCGGCATTGTAAGGAATATATTAAACTTAGCTATAAGATATGGTTATTTAAATAGCAATCCAGCTTTGCCGATAACTCCTCCTAAGATAAAACGAGAACGAAAAAAGGATAATAACTTCTACAGCTTGGATGAATTGAAAATATTTTTAAAATTAGTGGATGAAACTGATGATATTGAGAAGATAGCTTTATTTAGGTTGTTAGCATTTACCGGAATACGTAAAGGAGAGCTTTTAGCGCTAACTTGGGATGACTTTAACAATAACACTCTGACTATAAACAAAGCTGTTACACGTACATTTACAGGGCTAGAAATAGATGTTACAAAGACTAAATCAAGTGATAGATTAATCAGCTTAGATGATGAAACAGTTGAAATATTGAACGAATTACACGAGACGTTTCCGACATCAACTTTAATGTTCCAATCTGAATCAGGTGGAATCATGACACCTAGCCTACCACGTAAATGGTTATTACAATTAACCAGCGATACCAAATTGCCACCAATCACAATTCACGGTTTTAGACATACACATGCTAGTCTATTGTTTGAGTCAGGACTATCATTAAAACAAGTCCAGCACAGGTTAGGTCACAGTGATTTACAAACAACAATGAATGTTTACACTCATATTACACAATCAGCAGTCGATGATATGGGGACTAAATTTAATCAATTTGTAAGTGACAGACAACTTCATTGACAACTAAAAAGAGAAACATATTGATATTACTAGTATAAAGTGACTCCCACCAGCTCCATCATAAGGTATCATATGTTCCCCTAACTGATATAAACCTTGTTAATCCAAGGTTTTTTCTTTTTGTTCTATTCATAAGTTTCTATAATTATTGACAACTAAATTGACAACTTCCTGTAACGTTTTTATGACTACTAAAAGTTTTCTTCATTTATTCTGACAGTTATACTCCAACTTAGCCTAAGTCACTTAGAAGCTTTCCAAAGTGTATTAAGACGTTTCAGTCTATCTATACAATTGTAAGAAAAGATGTCAACTAGAGATTCTATCAGAAAAGGGAATATGCTATAATGAAATTACTAAAAAAGAACAGGGTATATTATGAAAAAAAACACTATCATCACACTTCTTGTTTTGCCACTTCTAACGATGATGCTCATTGCATGTTCCAAACACAATGCCAAAGACAGCACCAAAAAAGAAGAGAAAAAAGCAACAATGATAGCCGCTAACCAAGACAAGCGCGCTGCATTTGAAAAAATCTCAATTGCTTCTAGACATGAAAACTTCAAAAATGGAACAAGTCTCGAAGAACTTAAAACTCTATATGGTGAACCAAATAAGCACGACACAAAACCCGCAGGAGATGTAACTCTTGATTCTTATACTTGGACATTTGATCAGGTAACAATTACTGCTAGTTTATACGAAAATAGCACAATCATTAAATCAATTCAGAACTTCATCTTCAATCGTGACCTGAAATTAGGACTTAAAGAATATAACAAAATCAAAGAAGGCATGACTTATAATCAAGTCACAAAGATTCTAACAGAGCCCGATGATTACACACAAGCTATTTCAACTGATAAAGAACAACTTCAAGCCGTTTGGATTAGTGGTCTTAAAACAGATTCTCAAGGCGCAAACATTTCACTCATATTTGAAGACGGAAAATTAACAAAAAAATCACAAAATGCCCTATTAAAATAATAAAAAAGAACAACTCGATAAGCAAGGTACTCTCTTCATGTTCCTAAAAACAATAAGAGAACATCTATCAGCTTAAGAGTTGGTCTTTTTTTAGTCAACTATCCACCTTGAGGGAATCGAACCCCCATTTCAAGAACCGGAATCTTGCGTGATATCCATTACACTAAAGGTGGCAACACCCTATTAGTATACCATATTTTCCAAAGATGTAAAATGCATTAAGACAAATAACTTCTAAACAAACATTCTAAAATGCACGAATAGTATAGGATCACGATCATAAAAAACAATTCCTAAAACAAGCAGCATATTAGAAAAAGAGGAAACACTTACTGAGGAGATTCATAATTGCAAATCATCTCAAACATTTTAAGAAATTGGTGAGCTTAGATTTACCATTTTAGCAATAAAAAAACCAGAAGAAAATCTTCCAGTTTTTTGGATTTA